TAATTGGTCAGTTGTTGTTATGCGTATCAATCGAAAGGGATTGGTTTTAGGAAGTAAACCTTGTGAAAATTGTGATAAACTTCTTAATGCTGTTGGTTTGAATAGTATTTATTATAGTAATGATGATGGCAGTTTTAGTGACAGTATTGGAAATAACATTCAAGCAGAGTCCTTGACCCTGCCGATGACTATGGTATAATCCGTTCTACGGAGGAAACCATGAACTGCGTTTATTGTAAAAATTGTGTTGGGGTTGATCGTTACGAGTTTCTTGTTGAAACTGGTCGCAAAATTATATGCAAGGATTGTAGTATGGAAAATCGTGCCGTGGGATTTATGGACTGGGGACATAAAACGGCTCCCTCTCTTGTTATGGTTCCGGCTAATGCTACACAAACTATTCGTAAACTTGATCGTGCTAACAGGAGAGCAAGATGAATAATAATATGACTTGGTTAGATTTATATAACTTTCTTTATGAAAGAGCAAACGATATTAATAATCCCGGCAGTTTTCCTTGGCAAGAAAATGTGCAAGTCTTTGATTTTGAAACTCTAGAATATTACCCTACTGATTTTATTCAGATGCCTGACAATAAGATTTCTCTGAGTATTGATACTTCTAAAGCAAATATGGAGATTGTTTAAATGGATTTAGAAATTGAAAGCCTCTTGTTTAAGCAAGTTGAAAAGCCTAAGCATCATCTTATGACAAAGATCATTAATGTTTGGGAAAATCGGTATCGTATCAATGTATATATTGAGATTGAAGAAGATAATTTGACTAAGAAGCGTATTCACAGTAGTTATTTTTGTCATTATAATCCCGGCAAATTAGAAATAAAAGGTAGACCCGATGGATCAGCAACTACAAAATCAACTTTTTGAAAAGTATCCAGAACTTTTTTCTAATAAAGATAAGGATATTATGAGCAGTTGCACGGCATGGGGAATAGAATGTGGAAATGGTTGGTTTGATATTATTTCTCCTCTTTGTTTTATGATTAAGAATCACGAAAATAATATTGTTTGGCAAACAGAATATAAACAAAAAACTGAACCAGAATACAAAAACGATTATATTCCTGTAAAGTTCGATCAAATCAAAGAAAAATTTGGCGGTCTTAGAATCTACTTTAGTGGCGGGGATGATTATATTGAAGGATTAGTTTCTATGGCAGGGGCTATGAGTTATAAGATTTGTGAAGTTTGTGGAGACAGAGGAAGTCCAAATGAAAATGGCTGGATTAGCACACTTTGTGACGGCTGTAGAAAATCTTAAATGTGACGGCTTGACAGTGCCGATAATGCTGTTATACTTAGAGCATAAGGCTTAAACAACGCACCGGAGACAAATAAAATGGGTAAGGGACAAAAGACTTGTGAGAATTGTGGTCAAACTACTGGCCCCGTGCTTATATGTGTAAGAAGTGTAATACTCCTTTTGTTTTTAAGGCAAAGAGCAAGGAACACAAAAATACCAAGATTATCCAGAATATCAATTGGCGTGAACTGGTAAAGGGAGACAGAATCAAGGTTGGTGGCGGGCCTTATTTTGTTAGCAAGGGGGAGTTTATCCCTATGGGTTATAGGGGTAAGTTTGTGGTCGAATCAGTAGATAAGAATGGTATTCTTGCTTGGGGCATTGACAAGAGTACCGGATTTGCTCATATCTATATGGGTGGAGATATTCAGAATAAGGAAACTGGTGTTTGGAAAACCAAGCATAAGTTGATCAAATTGAAGCAGAGAGAGCAGTCTGTATGAGTTTAGATCCTCAACAAAAAGAAGCACTACAAAATCTTTATTCTCATAGAGATCATATAGAGGATCATCTAAATAAAATTGATACTATCGTAAAGATATATTTCCCAAAAGAATATGATCTGGCATATCAACATTGGTTGCCACAAATAAAAACTGGCCTAAGAGATAATACTAAATGGCTTCCTAGAGGACAATATTCAATGGATTATACTTTGAATAAATTGGTAGACAAAATAATTGACGATTTAGATAAAGGTGTAACTAGATATATCTAATTAATTTGGGAATTATTAATATGAGTGAAGTTTATGCTATTACCGATCTTGAAGGATACGCACAAGAAATGCGTATTGCTGCGGCTAAAAGTTTATCAGCAAACCAAGAAGATAATCTTGATGATTATATTAGTCTTAATCAAATGATTAATTTGGTTAGAACCGAATGTGTAGGCTATGACCATAAAGACAGACCTCTTCTTAGTGAAGAAGCAAATGAAGATATTTATGAGAAAACTGTTATTTGGATACACAATGTTGGACTAGCCAAACTTGCTGCTAAAGGATTAGTAGAATGTGCTTGGGATAGCAAAACTAATGAAATGGTTTTTTGGGCTAATCCAGAAATAAATAAGACAGAAAAGAAAAAGAGAAAACCAAATGACAAATCTATCAAACGAAGAAATAAGAAGAAAGATTCGTGATCTAGAAGATAAGATTCATGACTGTAAAGCATATATCTCATCTGATTTTTGTGTGAGTTGTAATGAGATGTATGAAAATATTAAAAAACATGAAGCAGAGATTAAACTTCTAAAGGAATTATACCACAACGACTAAAAAAAATATTCTCAAGAGTTGACAAGCCGCTGGTCGATGATATAATGGTGGTAGGACGGTGATTGATCTTTAACAATTTGCTGCACAAGGTAAGCCGGTTGCATCCGATACTCTTATAAGGTATTCATAGTCTGGTTCGACTCCAGAGTGCAGTATTTTTTAAACTTGCTTTTCATGAATATGGAACTACAATACTATTAGTAGTAGTCCAAAAACAAGGAAAGTTTATGACAAATCGTTCTTTATGCTGTATGCCAATAGTAACTTTACTAGTTGGTTTATTAGTTCTATCGTTTGGATTTAATCTTGTATTTCTTGATAAGATAAATAAGCTATCAAATATTATTAATACAATAACTTCACCAGTTAAAGATAATGAACTAAAAAAATTAATGGAAGAAGTTGAAAGATTATCAAAACAAGAATATACAAATAATCTTAAATATGATGTAAAAACTAAACAACCTATTAAAAATGATTTTTGATTCAATTAAAAATAGAGTTTGGCAATTAAAGTTATCCCTCTTTAGTAGAAAATGCTATTTTACTGGACAAAATTTACAATTCAAACTATGTTACTGTGGACGCAAACAAATAAAAGACAGTATATCTTATAGGTATTTAAATGATGATATTTGGCTATCCTCAAAAGAATACCTGAAACTGTTAAGAACTAATATTTTATAGGTGTATTAAATAAATAGCCTTCCTAAAACTATTGATTTTATAATCAACCCACCTATAAGAAAGAGAAAATTATGAAGTATAGATTATTGTTTATCGGTCTAGTCTCAGTCTTGTTTGCTTCATTAACAATGAATGTTATTCATTCAGAGTCACTAGATGCTGCTAAAGAAACAATACAAATTAATGAGATGGTACACTCAAGGGTTATCAATAGTTTACATGATAGATTAATGGAATTGGAAGATTAAGGGCGAGTAAAGGTTTCGACTACATAAAGAAGATTATATTGGCAAGTAGTGGTTAATCGACCGGCCACTTTAAAAGTCGATTAAACGCTTTAACTGGCGAAACTCAGTTAGCACTTGCTGCCTAACTAAAACGGGCAGTAACAGACTGCGATACCGAATGAGGGTAGGGATCAAAAGTCTGTCGTTAAATCCCTCTGCACTTACAATATCCAACGGGTTGTAGGTTAAGAGCAGTTGGTAAGATGAGATTAGTCTTGTTTATTCTGTACTCTCATTTAACTTATGAATAAAATAAACTTGTAGAAAATGTAATTTGAAATATGATAGGACAGGGGTTCGACTCCCCTCTCGTCCATTATGACTAGAAAAATTTGTTCATATTGTGGTAAAAGGAAAAACAAGGGGAGTTTTCCTAAACATAGTATGTACAAAGACAATCTTGATAGTCGTTGTAAAAAATGTGTTAAAAAACAATGCAAAGTTCGCGGAAAACTTCATAAAAAAGCACCAAATCGTCCAGAAGTTTGTGAGTGCTGTAAAAAAGTACCTTTAAAATGGTGTTTGGATCACGACCATTCAGATAATTCTTTTAGAGGTTGGATTTGTGAGCGTTGTAATACTGGATTAGGAAAATTAGGAGATTCTTTAGACGGTGTAATTAAAGCTGTAAACTATTTAATCATGTCAAAAAATAGAATACAGCAAAATGAATCTACAAAAAAAATGGATCGAACATCTCAACGAAAATAATATGATTTATACAGAGCATCTTATTTTTGCTCTTTTTTATGGATGCTCTTGTATATTGGCTGGAATTCTTTTAATTATACATTCTATATTGCCTTGTTTTTTCCCAAAAGCAGGAAGCAATTTAGTCAGAAGTTTAAATAAACGATTCAAGAATAAAAACTAGACTACCGATACTTGACAACAAGATCGCTTTGTGGTATACTAGAGAAAACACAGGAGAATATTTGGATGACCCACGATTTTAATTATGTTTGGGATATGGTTAGTGATCTTAGGGCGACTAGCAGCACTATTGATAAGCAAGGGATTATTGAGGATTATTGTAATCATAATTCTGAGGCTGCAAGTTTTGCTAAGAAAATTCTTCTCTACACTTATCATCCTCTTTGGCAATATAATGTCACAAGTGATAATCTCAAGAAGAAAAACTCTTTGAGGGGAAAGTCTTATAAGAATTTCTTTGGTCTGCTAGACGACCTAAAGAGTCGCAAAATTACTGGTCACGATGCTATCGGAGCAGTCCATACTTTTATTGATAGTCAGTCAAATAAAAATCATATCGAAGAACTCATTTATTGCATCATTGATAAAGATTTGAAAACTCGTGCTGGAGATAAGATTATCAACAAGGCTATTCCTGACCATATTCCAGAGTTTAGTGTTGCTCTTGCTGATAAATACGAGCCTAAACTTGTAGATTGGAAGGACGGTTGGTATGTATCTCGCAAAATTGACGGGGCCAGATGTATCGCTATTGTTGACGAAAATGGTGATGCTTCTTTCTTTTCACGAACCGGAAAATCTTTTGATACCCTTGATATTGTTGCTGGTGGAATCAAAGCACTGGGAATTACTAATGTTGTATTTGATGGTGAACTTTGTCTTGTGGATGATGAAGGTAATGAAGATTTTCAGGGAGTTATGAAGCAACTGAAGAAGAAGGATCATACTATTCCTAATCCTTCATACAAAATTTTTGATATGGTTAGTCATGATGAATTTTATAGTAAGAAAGGCGAAAAAAATAAGCCATATTCTATTCGTTTGGCTAATCTAAATGAAGTTATGAAAAAGAATGAGTGTCCGTGCCTCACTGTTCTGTATCAAGAACTAATTGAGGATGACGAACATTTTGCTGAATGGTCTGTGACAGCAAAAAATGATGGTTGGGAAGGTCTGATGATTCGTGCTGATGAACCATATAAAGGCAAGCGATCCAAAGACCTTCTAAAGTTTAAAAGTTTCTTTGACGATGAGTATGAAGTGATTGATATTGAAATGGGACCATTTAGGTATGTATCTAATGGTCAAGAGGCTGAAGAAACTATGCTTTCTTGCGTAATGATTAAACACAAAGATCATATTGTTCGTGTTGGCAGTGGCTTTTCTATCGACCAGAGACAGGAGTTCTATTGTAATCCATCTAAAATTCTTGGCAAAATTATTACTGTTCAATATTTTGAAGAAACAAAGAATCAAGATGGTGGGATTAGTTTACGATTTCCAACATTTAAAATTTTACATGGAAACGACAGATTGATTTAGTGTAATAAATATAATGATGAGATTATATTTATGTTACAAATATTTAGATCAAAATATGAATGGATATTTGATTATACTATTTATGGAGAAAGACACTCTGGCACTAATTTCTTAGAAAGTTGTATAAAACAACAATTTGGATTAGATATTACTTATTTCTATGGATTTAAACATTTTTTTGGTTGGACTAAACCAGAAATTTTAACCTATAAAGCAAGACATACTTTATTTTTAGGGATTACTCGTCATCCATACGATTGGATTTTAGCACTACAAAGACATCCTCATCATATACCAAAAGAGAATCTAAAATTTCCAGATTTTTTATTAAATGAATGGTATTCGGTTAGAGGAAAAATAGAACTTTTAGAAGATAGAAATTATACAAATAAACAAAGATACAAAAATATATTCGAATTACGAAAAGAAAAATGTATTTATTTATCAGAAATTTTACCAGTAATAATAAATAATTATGTTTTAATGTCTTATGATGATTTAAAATACAATCATTATCAAACAATGAATATTATTGGAAATAGATTTAATCTAAAAACTATAGGAACTCCTCCTCCATTTTATGGTAAAGATCCAATCGAATTATCTCCTGAAATAAAAGATATAATAGATAATAATATTGATTGGAAAGTTGAAGCAACTTTGGGATATTTTCCAAAATAGACTGTTGACAACAACGTAGACTGCCGATACAATGGTAGAAACAGCAATTGGAACACAGGAGCAAATTGGAAATGATCGTTTTTAATCAGCATAATCAGTCAAATTATTCTACAACAAAAGCAGATGAATTTTTTAAGACTTTTCCGCGAGACAAAGTAGTTTCATACAAAGAATATTGGGAGAGTGTTCGTCCTCAGAATGTTGAGGATATTTTTCGTCGCTATCTTTTTGCCTATTGCAGCGTCCATACTACATGGAAAGGTAATTGTGCAGGATATACTGCTATCAAGAACTTTAATGAGTGGATTGACAATAAGGAAACACTACTGAATAAACTTCATAAGAGTGGCGTTGGACTTCACAATAATAGAACCAATTATATTTGGGATTTTAGCGAGAAGTTTTGGGCTAACCCTAAAAATTTTTATTTTACTAGCAAGAAGGGTCATATTAAGAAACGTGACAGTATCTTGAACAAAATTAGTGGTATTGGTCTGGCTAAGATTAGTTTTGCTCTTGAAATGATTCATCCTAATGAGGCAAGAGTATTGTGTGGAGATGTTCACCAACTCAGACTTTACGATATGGAACATTTGAAGTATAATAAGAGCAAGAGTGGCTCAACCATGTATAAAAAGATGGAACGTCATTGGATGGTAAATTGTGGTAAGCACAAGATCCCATCTTATATTGCCCGTTCAATTTACTGGGATGCTTTGCAAAAGAAAGATGATAGTAGATATTGGAGTTTTGTTCTGGAGGATTGATTATGAGCGAAAATGGAAAAGGATCTAAAAGAAGGCCAAAATCAGTAGACCAAAAAACATGGGATGAAAACTATGAAAGAATATTCAGAAAAAGCAAAAATACTAAGCATGGTAAAATTCGAAAAAAATAAAACTTTGTTCATGCTTTGCGATTGTAAGAATGAGGTTTTAGTTTTAGAGTATGACCATGAATATGATTTTACTGAACTTTCAATATATGAAAGTATATCATCCTATGGTTATAGAATGTCGTTTTGGCAGAAATTACGCTACATTTATCGGATTCTGGTAAATGGTGAACCATATTCTGATCAAATTATTCTCAATAAAGAGCAATTAAAAGACTTGTCCTCATTTATAAATGGGTGTATATAGGATAGTCTCATAATAAATTAGGAGGCTATTTATGATAATGAAAAATTATGTTACTGATGAACTAATTAATAAAGTACATCGTCTTAGTCAGGCTCTTAGTCAGGCTCTTAATCAGGCAGAGTCTATAATTAAAACTCTTGAAGAAGAAAATAACTCTTTAAAAGAAACATTATCATCAATTTATCGTAGAGAAAATTTAGTAAATAATGACTTTTTGATAGAAGTATAAATATATGGATCGTTTAACAAAAAGTAAAACTAATAAAATGATTTTTGGAGTTTGTGGAGGAATAGCAAATTGGACTGGTATTGATTCATCAATTATAAGATTAGGATTTATACTAGGAGCTATTTTTACTGGTAGTATTTTATTTTGGATTTATTTACTTTTAGGAATTTTACTTCCAATACAGGACTAATGATACATTTTATTGCGGACACCCATTTTGGGCATAGAAATATTGTAGGATATTGTAATAGACCATTTCAAACAACTGAAGAAATGGATTCTATTATAATTGATAGTATTAATTCTACAGTTAAACCTAAAGATACTTTATATTTTTTAGGGGATTTTTGTCATAGGGGTGGCGATCCTAAAAAATATCGCAAACAAATACATTGT